TGGATAAAATTAGGCGCAGCAGCATTGCGTTGCTTAGTTTTATCAATCTTACCTGTAGGCTTGCTTCGTAAATTAAGCATGATGCAGTTGTAGACGTCTCCGTCCCGATTGACCTTGCTATTTTTACTCGCTTCAGAAGGAATAATCTCCTTGTCGTATAAGAATATACGTACCCTGTTTATGTCCCACGTCTCATAGTGGTGCACAACAGGCAAGCCTATTGGCGAAGTCCATATTAAAGGCTTACGCTCGTGAGCTAACACTGCAGCACAATTTTGTATGAACTTCATACCCTCGGCAGCTTTTTCAACAACATCAGTAACAGAACGCCATACTCGACCTGCGAGGTAGCCTGCTGCTTTTGAGCCGTTGTCTTCACCGAAAGGGTGTGTATCAAGTGAACCTTCAAGAACATCTTTACGAAGAGGTTCCATTAAGTCCTCGATGATTTGTTTCCTAAATCCAAACTGCTCGCTTGAGTAAGCAAATGTCATAACATTACGCTTAACAACTTTGCGAGTTACGCCAAATTGTAACCATTGTTCTGCTTCAGGATGTTCAAAATCATTGTTAATGGTTTCGTTCACCAGGTCCGCAACTTCTTGGTATACGTCTTGTGGCTGCTCTTCATTTGTCAGATTTACGAGCCGACCGGCTTGGCGGTCTCTAAGTGCGGCGCTATAGTGTTGCACGCCGCTATTTGCTCCATCCATGGCTGGAGGCAAGTGACAAACGTAGTCTTCGCCTTCTTCCATGTAGCCAGCAAATTCAATGCACGCCGCAAGAAAGCAAAACGGTTTATCAGCGTTATGCCAAAACTTTTTCGTTAAGCCTGGTTTTCTTGCTATTGCGTATATTAAATTTTGATTTTCGTTTACCCATGCAACGCGTTCATCAAAAGATTTTTTACTAATCTTGTCAAAATCGCCACAATTAGCGACATGAACAGCTAGCCAATAAGATCCGTCTGGTCCTAATTTTTTGCCGTTGGCAAACATGAACAGCGATCTCACAAAATCAGCTCGTTGATGGTTAAATGACGGTATAGGATATACACGACCACGAAAATCCAAGTTATGAGGCAGATAAAACTTATCGTGCTTCGACAATTCCTTAGCAATTTCAATATCAGCTCGAAAATTTACCATGTCGGCATCAACCGCACGGTTTTGTAGTATTACTGCTTCTCGCTGCTTCTTGATATGTTTGCGTTCTTCGTAATCAAGTTCGTCCCAATTACTAGTTTTCTTTTCGACCTTGAGTTTTGTCGCTTTAGGAAATTTAGTAATCTTTGCTTTGTCATCGTAACTTTGAATAACAACATCAAGAACACGCTTATTAATCATAAACGGAGTTTCTTGGATCAAATTCAATGCTTTTAAGACACAATCTAAATTTCCTGAAGCTAAGCGAGTCTGTATCAACTGCTGCTGATTTTTACTCGCCTTACGTACTAAAGGAACAAGTGAACTAATTCTAGCGTCGTGATAAGCACCTGTGTCAAAGTCTTCCCATTGTCGAGGTTTAGCTAACATTGGTCTAAAACACGGATACATCCATTGTGCTTGATCGCCTAGATCAGCTACTAATTGTTGACCGACCTCTGTAAGACCTAACGCTTTTGTGAAGTATTGTTTTTTAGGCTTATCATATATTTCAAATAAGCCTGATCCGCGAATAACTGCATTAAGAACTGCAGAACCTACGTTAATGTTTTGCTCTGCTTCCCAAATTTCTCTCGGGTAACCTTCACGACCAGCAACTGCTGACATCGCTTTCAGTCTATGCTTCTGAGAATTATGGTTTTTCGTTGCCATACGGAAAATTCTTTTAAAAAGAGCTTCGTCTTTTGCTTGTAGATCTAAAGCCCATAGCTCGATGGCAACTTGTTTTCCAATTTGTATACACGTATTCGTAACATCTGTGTCTTGACCGACAGCACTAAACGCTTGGTTTAAGCCTATGTACGCCGACACTCCATTATCTAAAGTCTTAAGCGGATAAAACCAAAATGGTTTTTTATTTATTGGTGTTGTAAATTCTAAGTCTTGATTCAGGCACTTACAAACCTCGGCCATCGTGGCTGCAGTTAATTTAGTTTCTACAGATCCTAAGATACCTGCAGCTTTAATTTGTTCTTGCTGTTTTCGGTACCTTTCCGCACCGTCTTCAAGCATAAGTTCTTCAGTCAGCATGTTTGCCCCCAAAAAAATAATAGTGATTGACTAGTGTTCACTAAAGAGCGGCTTTTTAGTGCACACAAAAGCCAGCGGCATATTGACGCCGATGCATCAATTTGTCGTTGGTTCGTATGTAAATACAAGAAACACTAAAGCCGATATATAGTGCGACTATCTAGCTGTGTGATCTGAAAATGTCTGATTGTGTGAAAAGGTGGCGCACCGGGGAAGATTCGAACTCCCGACCCCTTGATTCGTAGTCAAGTACTCTATCCAGCTGTAAAACTTTACGTTTACTTTGGATACCGTGTCGCCACCATGAACTCTAATTTGAATTTAGGAGTTCACCGCTTCAAATAGGTCATCATCATCAATATGCGCATAACGTAGCGTTGTTTGAATTTTAGAATGACCCAACATCTTTTGCACCATAGCTATGTTTTTCGTCTTGCGTAACAAACGAGTTGCACAGCTATGTCTTAACGTGTGCAGTACAAACTGTTCGTCATGTTCAAGACCAATGTCCTTTTTGGCACGACACCAAAAATAATATAGACGCCAGTCTTCTATGATAAACGGTACAAACTCGTTTACAAGAGCTTTTGCTCGCGGGGTCATAGGGACCGACCGCGGTTTACCTGTCTTAGTTTTCCAGAGACGTAACCAGTCTCCATCAATATTGTCAGGTTGCAAATTTAATAGCTCCCCCCGCCTCAAGCCAGTATCAGTCAAGATAATGACTGCTGCGCGAGCTTGCTCGTACATGTGCAGTTTTAGAGGATTTGTGCATTTGTTAATGCGTTCTTGCATAACTCGTAGTAAGTCATGCTCCTCTTTGTCTGTAAGCCACCGCACTCTATGCTGATTTTCAGTCTTCCAGGTAAAGTGCGGCTTTTTTTCAAGCCACTCACGCTTGTAAGCGTAATCTAATACGCTATGAAGCACACTTAAGTTTCGATTAATTGTGCTGTTCGTGAGAGGTTTGCCTTTGTGCGATATAGTATTTTCTAACTGGATGACGAAGTTATCTATCATCTCTGTATTAATCTCGTTGATATCAGGATCATTAAGATACTTCACCGCACGACTTAATTGTGACTTAAATATATTGAAACCTTTGCAGTCTTTCCACAAAGGTTCGATACATCTATCGTTAAGTTTAGACAGTTTCATTTTGATTCCTTTCCTTAAAACCAAAAAACACCGGTCCACAGTGTGAACCATGGAGCAGTGTTTTTTGCGTCTGAAAGGGATTGAATTAGTTATTTGCGTCCAAACTGTGATACAGCCCAGCGGATGCCCATGCTAGCGCCTATCGCTCCGAGAAACGCATAGGTGTACCAATCAGGAGCGTGCTCGTTTAAATGTTTCCAACCCTGTGCGACATAAGTTTGTGTCCACGGAAGAAAGCTGCCTACGAAGGGCGCAAGCACGACAACTAAAGCTACTTCGTCTTTCCAGCTATACTGTGTTTGCCTTAGTGCCTCGATGTCATAGTCTGCTGCTGAAGTTGCTTCGTGCTCAATTTGCTTAATTTTTGCTATCGTCTTAGCTTCGTTAATTCTGCTTTTTGCTTCAGTTTTTATGCGACGAGTTTCCATATATGCCCCGGCAATATTACCGGCGACACCTAAAAGCGCCTGTATCATGTTGCACTCCGTATTAAATTAGCTAGTTCATTAGCTCGTGTTCCAACTTGGCTAGCGTATTTACTGTCTAGTAGCTCTTCAGCTGCCGTGTCAAAATCAAGCTCTTGTAGTGCAGCCCACATACGCTTGAATCTCAAAGCGCGTGTGATGCCTACGTTAAATACAAAGTTTGCTAGTGCGCGCTGCACTGGCTCTGGGAACTCGCGCCAATATAATACGTTGCGATCTAAATCTTCCTGTACCCTTTGTATATCGTTTTTAAGCATATAATCAGCTTCGTCATCTGATATGCCGACGTCTTGAATATTTCTACCGATACCAATAGTCAGCTTGTCAGCCGTACATTTATACGGAAAATTTCTCATGCCTTCGTGTCTACGAAGATCTTTTACTAGTGCATCAATATTCATAGCGTCCTTTACATAACGATAACTAATATCAGGCCTAAAGCTACGGCTACGGCGCAGCCGATTGTTATGGATAAAATTTTTAGATTTTCCTGAAATTGTTCTCGCTCCTTCTTCTTTTTTTGCTTTGCTGCACGTATTGCTTCTTTTTCGTCTGCAATGCGCTTTGCTCTTTCGTTGATTATCTGTCTCCACGTGCCGAAACCAAAACGATTATCGATTAATACAGAAAGCTCATGGAGTTGTTCCTGCGCTAGCTTCGCGTCAATAACCGAAGTAGCTGCATCTTTATGTTGGCCTATTACTGATTTTGTGCCGAAGCGCTCTTTTTGTATTTGTTTCTCGCCGGCAAACGCAGAGTCTATTGTGCTGGCGATGTCACGTATGTCATTTACTGTATTTATATTCGATTTTATAAATTCTACAGATTTTTGAACTAGTGCGAGACCAGCAAGTCCGCCACTAATTGGATCCATTTTTTACCTGCTTAATACTCGATCTAATTTATCTTCTACTCGATGAAGTGCTTCAAGCACTCTATCTATGTCTTCACGTAGCTCTTCTTTAGTCGCGAAATCTTCGCGGGTTCTATTTAATAAAATGTCTAGGCGTTTTACTTCAGCTGCCATGTTCCTGAATGCCCACACTGCTGGTGCTATGATTAGCGTTAATACAAGGTTCCAAAATAAAGCCCCATCTATTTCCATAGCATCCCTACTTTTCTGACTCCTGGTGCAGTGTTTGTTATTGTTATTTCGTCAGTAAGAAATTCTTGAACGTCTCCCATTGCTACTGGAAGGGCGTCAGCAGTAAAGTCATGACCGACAAAAGCAAGCCAACACTCAGTGCCTTGTTTGTTTATGGTTAAAACCTCACCACTTTTAATGCTGTACGAACAGGTGTTCCAAACATCGGCTTGGTTCTCCTGCCGCAGAAAACAGACCATGCTTATTATGTCCGAAACGATCGTTACTTTAAATTGTGAGTTAGGCTGATACTTGATCAGGTTGTAAGGACCGCCAGTCTCGTCATGCGTCACCTGTTCCCAGCTAATAGATGTCGGGGTCTGTTGGATGTTCTCAATATCGAGACCAAAGTTTTCAGTCTGTAACCAATTGACGTAAGCGTCAGCTTGGTCGCTGGTGATCTCTCCTTCGGACCATTCTGCACTTAATCTTACTCGGCCTTCGCTGAGTGCGTAATTATCAAAACCGACATAGACGTTAGGTATCGTGGGGTGAGGCACTTTCTCGCCATCAGCTCCTCGCGGCAAACCATCGGCGGTCAACTGCTCAATGAATGTGCCAGCTTGGTTTGGTTCTTCGGGTTCACACGCATAGTTCTCATTCAGAATGTAGCTGACATGAACACCTGTCTCGCCAATCTCACGCACAAAACTGAATGTCCAATTTGTTCTTGTGCCGGAGCGTCCGGCTTCTCTTATTTCTGCCATATGACTTCCTTAAATTATCATCTGAACTGTTCTAGTCCCTGATATAGCCGCAAACGGGTTTGTTGTTGTACTCCAAAGCCACATTCCGGTACTTGAGTTAAAATG